CAAGGACGGCGGCGCCGGCATGTTCACGAACGGGAAGCCAGAACAAACGCTCGTCTGGCTCGAGCAGCTCACCGGCGATCCGCTCGCCACCGTCTGGTGCCGCGCGCGCCTCGACTGGCTGCGGCCCGGCGCCATTGACGATTTCAAAACCACGAGCGCCGGCGCGAACCCGGACACCTGGACGCGGACCATGTTTCAGGCCGGCTTCGATCTGCAGGCGGCGTGGTACCTGCGCGGCCTGCGGACCTTGACCGGGCTCGACGATGCGATCTTCCGGTACGCCGTCCAGGAAACCTATCCGCCGTATGCGTTGTCGGTGATCGCGCTCGGGCCCGACGCGATGGTCCTCGCCGAGAAGAAGTGCCTCTACGCGCTCGAGGTGTGGCGCGCGAGCCGCAAGACGGGGGACTGGGTCGGGTATCCGCGGCGGACGTGCTATGCCTCCCTGCCGATGGCGCATGAAGCTTGGTGGCTGGAGCGCGAGCAGCGATGAAGACCTCCTCTCGATCGCTGGCGCCAAGCCGACGCGAACCGCTCACGCGCTACAGCCCACAGAAGGGGCTTCAGCAAATTGCCGTCGCGGAAGTCGCCGAAAAGCACTACGCCCGCGCCAAGGATGCCAGTAAATTGCGGGTCGCAATCCGCACGAAGCTCGAAGCACAAGCCGAGTTTGTGTCGTGGTGGGATTCCCAGGGCCCCGGTGCAAGCGAACGGCGCACGCGCGGAGAAACCCAGCGTTACCGACCTGAAACGGTGGCTGCTGGTCGTAATGGGCTTCCTGGGCGAATCATTGTTCATCGGTGGCGCAAGAGACTGAGCGCACCCGGTGCGTTCGAGGCGACGTTCGAACAAGCCGTTGCCCGCTACGTGAAGATCCTCGAACTCGAGCAGGGTGCACACGTCGGCGAGAACACGGGCGAACAGGAGTGGTACACGCCGGCGGAATACATCGAAGCCGCCCGTATCGTGCTGGGCGAAATCGATCTTGATCCGGCGTCCAACGACGCTGCGAATGCCGTCGTCAAGGCCGGGCAGATTTTTACCGAGCAAGCGAGCGGGCTTGATCAACGTTGGGACGGGCGCGTCTGGATGAACCCTCCGTACGCGCAGCCGCTCGTCACGCAGTTCTGCGAGAAACTCGCTGAGAGCGTGACCGCGGGAACTGTCCCCGCCGCCGTCGTGCTCGTCAACAACGCGACAGAGACGCAATGGTTTCGCGCCCTCGCCGACGTCGCATCAGCGATTTGTTTTCCCACGGGCCGCGTGCGGTTCTGGCATCCCAAAAAAGAGGCCGCTGCTCCGTTGCAAGGTCAAGCCGTGCTCTATATCGGCGATGACATCGCGGCGTTTCATGACGCCTTCCGATCGTTCGGATTCCTTGTGTCTCTCGCTCGGAGACCGGCATGACGCAACTGCGCTTTCATCCGGGGAGTATTTCGAACTATTTCGACACGGTCTTGCGGGGCATTGGGAAACGCGGGAGTTCGTTCTCTGACATTGATGCGGTGGCCCACGATCGGGACACCCACCGGTTTCTCGTGCAGGAGTTCAAGCGCGAGGGCGAGACGATCAACCAGGGCCAGCATTGGATGCTGAAGGACCTAGCCGCGCTGCCGCAGCACTTCACTGTGTGGCATGTCGAAAAGCGAGTGGACGGCCAGATCGGGTTCGCCGAGTTCGGTTCGTCGTCCCGTGTGATCAGTGTCCGCGAATACCAAGCTCGGTACGCGGCCTGGTGGGCAAATGGACCATTCGAGCTCGAGGACTTTTCTCGAACGGCCCCACCCCTCGCCCCTCTCACGCAACCGTTGATGGCAACGGATATTTGCTGGAGTGGGTCTGGTCACGCTGCGCGTGAACCTGGACAGGAAGGCTGAGGAATGGCGTTCACCTTCCGCCCCGCCGTGCGCGAAGACGTTGGCCTGCTCGTCGGGCTCTCCGGCGCCAGCGGTTCAGGGAAAACCTACTCGGCCTTCCGCCTCGCGAAAGGGATCGCCGGCGATCGCCCCTTCGCGGTGATCGACACCGAAGCCTCCCGCGCGAAGCACTACGCCGACGCCTTCCGCTTCGATCACGGCGACCTCAAGCCCCCCTTTCGGCCGAGCGCCTACGCGGACGCTATCCACGCCGCCGACGAGGCGAAGTACTCGGTGATCGTCGTCGACAGCATGAGCCACGAGTGGGCCGGCGAAGACGGGATCCTCGACTGGCAGGAGGACGAGCTCCAGCGCATGGCCGGCGACGACTACAAGAAGCGCGAGAGCTGCAAGATGGCCGCGTGGATCAAGCCGAAGACCGCGCACAAGCAGATGGTGCAGCGCCTCCTGCAAGTCCGCGCGCACCTGATCCTCTGCTTCAGGGCCGAGCCGAAGATCGAGATGGTCCGCGGCGCCGACGGCAAGATGGAGATCCGCGAGAAGCAGTCCCTCACCGGGCTCCACGGGTGGATTCCGATCTGTGAGAAGAACTTGCCGTACGAACTGACGGCGTCGTTTCTCCTCATGGCCGACCGGCCCGGCGTGCCGCAACCGATCAAGCTGCAGCAGCAGCACCGCGCGTTGTTCCCGCTCGACGAACCGATCACGGAGGCCTCAGGCGCGCGCCTGGCGGCCTGGGCGAAGGGGGGCGCGGCCGCGGCGCCGCCGATCGACTGGCTGGCGCGCATTCACGAGGCCAGCACGAAGGCCGCGCTGCAGGCCGTCGGCAAGCAACTCAACGCGGCCAAGCGCACGATGCCGGCCGACGAGCTCCAGACGCTCCGCGCCGCGTATGACGCGCGGCTGAAGGCGCTCGGCCCGAGCAAACCGAACCCGGGCGCCGGCCCTGTCGCCGGCGATGACATTCAGTGGAGGCCGAACTCATGACGAAACGCGCGACGTTCGCCGATCAACTCCTTCAACGCTTGAACGCGAAGATCGACGCGCTAGTCCAGGCTCGCGAGGAACTCCTCGAGGAGATGGAAACGCTGAAGGCCGCCAAGGCGAAGACCCGGGGCCCCGCGGCCATCACGAAAGTCGGGTAACCGGGTCGTGTGGTCGAAACTCGACGACGCGTTGATCGACCACCGGAAGATCTTCCTGGCCGGGCGCGCGATTGGGAAGAACGGCCCCGTGATCGCGTTGGGCTTCTACACCCTGAGTTTGCTATGGACTAACAAACATCTGACCGACGGCTTTCTCCCCGAGGACGTGATCCTTGGCTTCGGCCACGCCGAGCACCCGCTTTCCATCGCTGGCGCGCTTGCGAAGGCGGACCTGTTCGAAAAGGTGGCCGGCGGCTTCAAGATTCACGACTTCAACGAGTACAACCCCTCGGCGAGTGAGATCAAGAAAAAGCGCAAGGAGGATCGGTTACGCAAGCAACGGAACGGGCACGGCTGACCGGGTACAGCGTTTGCTGTGCTCGTGGATTCCAAACAGAATCCGCGCGGACTCCGCGCGGAATCCGTCGATCCTGTGCGCGCGCGCGCCCGCGATCCCGTACCCGTACCCGTACCAAGATCCCGGCCACAAATTGTGCTGCTTTCAGGGACGTCTGCGTTATGAGGAAAACAAGAGGGGCCGTACGTACGTCGTACCGACTGATCGCTGGTGCGACGACGGAGCTGCGGCCCTCCTGTTGCCTCTCGAAAACACCATGAAAACGAACGAAGAGATGCACGCCGCGGTGCCGGCGGAATTTCTCGACGTGTTTCGAGACATGGTCCGCGCCTTCCAGCCCCGCGGGCTCGATCACCATACGCCGCGTGTCTACTGGCGCGCCTTGTGTCGGCTGCCGCTCGGCGTGATTCGAGATGGCGCCGCGGTCCTTCAACGGCGATCCTCCGGGTTCTTTCCCACGACGGCCGAATGGTTTGCGGCCGCCACACACAGTCAGGGGCCGCGTCGACCGGCAGGGTGCACGCGCTGTGGTGACAAGGGCCTCATCCGGATCGACTATCACTCGGGCGAATGCTCCGACCTGGCGATCTGCGACTGTGCGGCGGGGCAGTGGTTTCGCACGACCGGCGAGGACGTGGCGCGGGCCAACGTCGAGGGGTTGCCACTGGAGGCGCGCGTGGCGTACGTCGAGGACTACGACGAGGTCGGTGCGTGACGGTGACCCGCACGCGCGCCGAGGCCCTGCGCGCGCGCCGCCAGACGGCGTACTGGATCGTCGTGACGTATCAAGACGGTCTGGATCTCCTGGCGGGCATGGTGCCGCGGGCCGTGCGGCAGCAGCTCCTGCCGGCGATCAAGCGCGCCAAGGCCGAGAGTGGTGAGGAATATGCGGCGCGAATCGCGCAGGCGACCAAGCGCCCCCGGAGGAAGACCGCATGAGCCGCACCTGGCGCCGGGCGGCGATGGCGATGAAGTGTGGCCGCTGCGGCGCGGCGATCGTCCAGGCCGAGCCGATGCTGCTGATCACGATCGATCGCGTGGCGCGGTCGGTGGTCCGGTGTGTGGCGTGCGAAGGGCCGGCGCCCGAGCTGCCGCCGCTCGTCGCACCGATGCCGCCGCCGCCGGTCCCGGGCTTCGTGCCGGTGCGGCAACTGCTCCCGCTGGACTGGCGCACGCGCGCGACTGGGGATGATGACAAATGAAGTCCTGGCGAGATGTGCAGGAAGCCGCAGTGTTCTGTCCGTACCTGCACGCGGCAGTCACCCGTGTGCGGATTCACGATGTCTCCCAGGAGCAAGCCTTGAGGGACGTGGCCATCGATCTGTCAGAAGCCCTGCGCCAGCAAACAGCGATGACCGCTGACCTGATGAAGAGACTGCCCTCTGTTGGAGAAATCAAGAGCCCACATGACGCTCGATAGGAGGGATGACCGATGGATCTGATCGTGCTCGTCGTCGTGCTCGTGCTGATCGGCTTCCTGGTGTGGGTCCTAACGAACAGCGTCCCGATGCCGCCGCTGTGGGCGCGCGCAATTCAAGTGCTCGCGTTGATCCTCGTGATCCTCTACCTGCTGACGCGGGTCGTGTCGATCCCGAACGTGCTGCGATGACGACCGCGATCGCCGCGCTGTTCGTGCTGCCGGATGGTCCGTATCGGGACGTGGACGGGGTGGAGTGCTGGGACCGCGCCCGAGACGCGCGGACCTACGCGGGGCCATATCCCGTCATCGCGCATCCGCCTTGTGCGCGATGGGGTCGCTACTGGTTCGGTGGTCCGTCTGTTCGCGTGCGTCGGGTGAAGGGCGACGACGATGGATGCTTCGCCGCGGCGCTCGAGGCCGTCAGGAAGTTCGGTGGCGTGCTTGAGCATCCGGCGGCCTCGTCGGCGTGGCAGGCGTTCGGGTTGATCACGCCACCTCGGGCCGGCGGCTGGGTGGTGGCGGATTGGGTGGGCGGCTGGACGTGCTGCGCGGCCGAGGAACGGCGTCGCGCCATCCGCACGGGTATCTGTCAGCGGCTCTCGAGCCGTCAGCGGCTCGAGACCCCCGAGTTATTTCGCGATCTGTTGGTGTCGCTGGTGCGCCGATGACGCGCCGGTCCTGGGTCGATCACTGGCTCGCGGTGACGCCGTGGATCGGGCTCGCGGGCCTGTGCCTGCTCTCGGCCTGGTGTGGAGGCGGACGATGAACGATACCGATCAGCAACGGTGGCGGACGATCCTGCTGCTCTTGACGCGGATCGCGGACGCGCTCGAGAAACTCGCCGAGGAGGCGCACGCGTTACGGGTGTTGGAAGAGACGCAACACGGGGATCACCCATGACCTTGGAATTCCGCGTCATCGGCGTGGCGCAGCAGATGGGCAGTAAGCGTGCCTTCGTGCCGCGCGGCTGGACGCGCCCGGTCATTACCGACACGAACCGGAATCTGAAATCGTGGCAAACGCTCGTGGCCGAGGGCGCCAGTCATGCGATCCAACTTCTCAGCCACGATGCGCAGTTGTGCACGGGCGGCGTGCGACTCACCATTGCGTTCTATCTTCCGCGGCCGAAGTCACTCCCGCGGCGTGTTCTGGCACACGTTAAAGCGCCAGACCTTTGACAAGCTGGTCAGGAGCGCTGCTGACTCACTCACACGGATCGTGTTCAATGACGACTCACAGATCGTGGATCTCATCGCGATGAAGCGCTACGCGGCGCCTGGCGAATCACCGCACGCGCTGATTCGGGTCGAGCCGGCCGAGGGCGTCGTGCCGCTCGTGCACGATCAGCCGCTGTTCGAGCTGGCGCGATGACGAAAGGACAGGACACGATGCCGAGGCCTTTTCAGTGCGCGCAGTGCGGCGGCACGTTTGAGAGTCCGCGCGCGGACGAAGACGCGCAGGCTGAAGCCGCCGAAACCTTTGGTGTTCGCGGAGATGCGCCGCCCGAAGACACGCCGAACGGAGAAGGCATGGCGATCGTGTGCGACGACTGCTATCAGGCGTTTATGAAATGGTGGCGACACTGATGCCGATGGCCCCACCCCGTGCCTGTGCCACCTGTGGGCAGGCTGGGTGCCAGCAGCATCGCCGGCCCGCCTGGGGTCACGCGCAGCCTGTCGCCCGTGTGCGTGGGCGTCGGCTGCAGCAACTCCGGCATCAACTCTTTCGACAGCAACCCTTCTGCGCGCGGTGTCATGTGGACGTCGCCACCATTCGCGATCACGTGGTGCCTTTGGCCGAAGGCGGCCTCGATATCGAGTCCAATGTGCAGGCGTTATGTCAGACGTGCAGCGATGCCAAAACGCAGACCGAAGCGATGCGTGGACGACAGCGATTTCACCAAGGAGGCAGACGATGAGTAAACGGACTGAAGCGTTGCATGAAGCCCTTGAAGCCGCCGCCCTGGCCGGCGCGAAAGAAATCACGGAATTTCTCGGGACGTATCGGGGTAAAGACCCGGAACGCCTGCGGCGCGTGCAAATCGCGATCGGCGCCGTCGGTGGCTATACGCGGTGGCGGGCCAGTCAGAACAACATGATCAGCATGATGCTGATTGCGGCGCGGCAAGCGGGCATCGGTCCGCAGCAAACGCTCGACATCGCCAAAACCGCCGGCTTATTGCCGGAGTCCAGCGAAGCAGAAGTGATCCCAGTTCGTAGCGGTAGTGCCCTGCAATCAGTGAAGTAGGAGATTGCAATGTCCGGAGTGAAGGGTCGATCCGGCGGCCGGAACCGGATACCCGACCGGCCTCGCTATCCAAACGGGCGCTTAAAGCCACCAAGCGCCGCCGGCCGTGCTCCTGTGCGGGTACCTTGTGCCTGCGGTGGGTGGAAGTCTAAAACGGGAAAGCAGTGTAAGGCTTGTTGGCAACAACACCAAACCACGCAGACGACGTGCGCGTGTGGTCATTGGAAGAGCTCAGGGGCCACACATTGTCTGGATTGCGAACGACAGCGGCAGCAGCGAACCGTCCCGACGAGGATTTGCGAACAGTGCGGTGGTGAATTCAGGCGAAGGAGTGCAGGGCCTCGGCATCGAACCGAGGTTTTTCGATTTTGTTCAAAGAAATGCTGGGGTGGATTTCGGACGGCGCAATCCCAGACGGCGGAAGCCCGCGCCCTGGCGGCGACTCGTCAGCAGGCCCAGTCTTTCGCGCGCGAACTCATGCGCGCGCAACAACTCGAGCTCCAGTCTGTATGTGCATGTGGCGCGGCGAAGCGCCCACTGGCGCAGAGGTGCCGTGCGTGTGCCCGACTTCGCACTCGTACTCGCCTGCGCGGTCGCTATCAGCCACATGAACCCGCGCAGTCTTGCTGTCCGGATTGTGGCGCACAGTTCATCACCACTCGACCGAATAAAGTCTTCTGTTCGGACCGCTGTCACACACGGTACACAAAGAAAGGGCGATACCCATCAATCGCAGCGATCACCCCAATCACTGAACGGAATCGAATAGCTGCGCTTGTCGCGCTCGTCCGATCGGCACAACGTCGAATACATCTAAGTCCTTCAGGTGCATAAACCCCGGGGGGGACATCGAACCCGGGGGCGCGCGACCCCAGGTAACCGCCTGGCAGGTTCGCGCGCGTTTTCGGGGAAAACTTAACCATCATGGGCAATGCCAATAGTGGCCGTCGTCGTGAACCGCTCGCGTTGCGCGCCTTACGGGGGAACCCGAGTAAGACGCGCCTGGGTGCCGCGGTCGCCGCGCCGGATGGCCCGGTGGTCAAGCCGGCATTGTCGACGGCTGCGGATCGGGTCTGGGACGGGTTAGCGCCGGTTTGTCTCGGCCTGGGGACGTTGACCCCGGCCGATGCGCTGGCGTTTGGGACGCTCTGCGAGCTCCAGGCGAGCTTCACCGCGAACGCGCAGGCCCGCGGGGGCCCGGACTATGACGCGGGCCGAGAACGGGCCCTAGCGGCCTCGCTTCGGCCGTTCTACGCCCTCTTTGGGCTTGAGCCGGCGAGCCGGTCCCGGATGGCGACCACCCCGCCGCGCGAGACGGCGAGTAAGTGGGCGGGTGTCCTGGCGTGAGAGGACGCCTGCAGCACGCGCACCGCGCCATTCGGGTGATCAACAACCTGACGCACACCAAGGGCGTGTTTGCGGGGCAGCCGTTTGCGCTGCGGCCGTGGCAACGCCGCCTGCTCGAGCGACTCTTTCGGACCGGCCTGGATGGCCGGCGCGTCTATCGCCAGTGTTTATTGATGCTGCCCCGTAAGAACGGGAAGACCGAACTGGCGGCGGCGCTGGCGCTGTACTTTCTGTTGTTCGATGGGGAGATGGGGGCCGAGGTGTATTCCGCGGCGGCGGACAAGGACCAGGCGGCGCTCGTGTTCCACGTCGCGGCGCAAATGATCCGGAATGATCCTGAATTGCTGGCGCAGTGTGAACTGGTGGATTCGCAGAAGCGGATCGTGCATCGCGCCAGCGGGAGTTTCTATCGCGCGATCTCGGCCGAGGCGTACTCAAAGCACGGCTTCAATGCGTCGGCGGTGATCTACGACGAGCTGCACGCGGCCCCGAACCGCGAACTGTGGGACGTGTTGACGACGTCCCAAGGGGCGCGGCGGCACCCGATGACACTCGCGATTTCCACCGCGGGCTACGACCGGCATTCGATTCTGTGGGAGCTCTATACGCACGCGCGGAAAGTCCAGGAGTCTCCGGCGATCGATCCGACGTTCCTGCCCCTGTTGTACGACGCGCCGATCGACGCGGACTGGACCGACGAACGCGTGTGGCATAAGGCGAATCCGGCGCTGGGCGATTTCCGCAGCCTCGAAGAAATGCGGATGGCGTGTGCGCGCGCCAAAGAAATCCCCGCGCAAGAGAACACCTTTCGCCGGCTGTACCTGAACCAGTGGACGGAACAAGCCGCCCGCTGGATCGCCCTGGCGGCCTGGGATGCGTGCGCCGTGCCGGCGTTCGACCGCGCGCGGTTGCGCGGCCGCCGCTGTTACGTCGGGATGGACTTGAGCTCGACGCGGGATCTCACGGCGATCGTCGCCCTGTTTCCGGATGACGAGGGCTCCGGCTTCGACGTCCTGGCGCAGTTCTTCGTGCCGGCGGACAACATGGCCGAGCGCGTGCGCCGGGACCGGGTGCCGTATGACCAGTGGGCCCGCGAGGGCTGGCTCGTGGCGACGCCCGGCAACGTGGTCGATTATGAGTATGTCCGCCAGACCCTGCGGGCCTGGGGGGCGGAATTCGACGTGCGGGAAATTGCCTTCGATCCGTGGAATGCCAGGGATCTGGTGACGCGCCTCCAGGAACAGGACGGGTTCGCGCTCGTGGAGATTCGCCAAGGGTACGCGACGTTGTCGGCCCCGACGAAATCCCTCGAGGCGGCGATTCTCTCGCGGACGCTGCGGCATGACGGGCACCCGGTGCTCCGCTGGAACATCTCGAACATTGCGGTGGAATCGGATCCGGCGGGGAATCTCAAGCTCTCGAAGAAAGTCTCGACGGAACGGATCGACGGGGCCAGCGCGCTCGTGATGGCGTTGCATCGGCGGGATTACATGGCGGCCGAGAAGCGGCCGACCTATTCAATGCTGGTGCTCGGATGAGGGGGACTGATCCAAGGATTCGGTTGATTCAAGATCTGAGTCTCCCTACAAGAACGCGCAACTGCCTTACCCGTAAGCTCGATGTTGATGAATTTGTCGCACGGATCAATGACTCGAAGCGCCCAAGAACAGCGGATCGGACGATCGGTCAGCTTCTCGAATCGACATGCGTGGATCTCTTGAAGATTCCTGGCTTCGGTCGAAAATCGCTAGCGGAAACCCAACGGGCGCTTCGCGAACTGGATCTCGTGTTGCCATGTCCATATTTTCCGCACTGTCCGGGGTTTTGTGATCGGGTGAAAGGTCCACTATGAGTGCGAAACGCCGAACGGGACGGCCCCCGCTCGCGGACGTGGCGGCCACCGCGCGCATTGAAGTCCGCGTGACGCCCGCGCAACGCCTCGAGATCCAACGCGTCGCGAGCGACAATCGCACCGGCCTGTCGGGGATCCTGCGCGAGGCGGTCAACGAATTCGTGGCCGACTACGGCGAGAAGCCGCCTTTCGTCCGGCGCAAATAGGGCACCCGCCCCGACACTAGGCGCGCGTGACCCGCGCGTATTCGCTCCTCACCATCAAAGCCGTTGACGCCGAGCAACGGACGATCACCGGCATCGCCTCGACGCCGACGCCCGATCGCATGGGCGACGTGATCGAGCCGCTGGGGGTCACCTTCGCGAAGTCCCTCCCGCTCCTGCTGTACCACGACCCCAAGAAACCCGTCGGATCGGTGACGTTCAGCCCGCCGACCGCGGAGGGCCTGGCCTTTACGGCCTCGCTGCCGACGGTCGCCGATCCCGGCGTCGTGCGCGACCGCATCGAGGAAGCCTGGCAGTCCGTCAAGGCGGGCTTGCTCGCCGGCGTCTCGATTGGGTTTCGCTCGATCGAGGACAGCTTCAACAAGGCGACCGGCGGGATCCGGTTTCTGAAAACCGAAGTCCTCGAACTCTCGCTCGTCGCGATCCCGGCGAACGCCGAGGCCACGATTCACAGCATCAAGTCACTCGACCTGGCCGCGACTGGCCGTCATCCGTCCCGCGACAGGGACCCGCTCCCGATCGTGCGCGTCGACAAGGGCGCGCGTCCCATGGAACATAAAACCACCCACGAACAGATCACCGGCTTCGAGAACACCCGCGCCGCCAAGCACGCGCGGATGACGGCCCTCATGACCGCGTCGGACGACACGACCCTCGACCAGTCCCAGACCGAGGAGTACGACGGGCTCGCGAGCGAGCTCAAGGCCATCGACGCGCATCTCGTGCGCCTGCGCGCCCTCGAGGCGACGATGGTCACGCGGGCGACGGCCGTGACGCCGACGACCACGGCGGGCGCGGGGAGTGACCTACGCAGCAGCAGCGTGCCGATCATCCAGGTTCGATCGCAACTCCCCAAGGGAACCGGTTTCGTCCGCTTCGTCCAGGGGCTCGCGGCCTGCAAGGGCAACCTGATGCAGGCGGAACAGTACGCCAAGCAGTGGGACGACTCGACGCCAGAAGTCGGCCTCGTGTTCAAGGCGGCGGTCGCGGCCGGCACCACGACGGACGCGACCTGGGCTGGCCCGTTGGCGCCGCTGATGCCGCTCTCGAATGAGTTTCTCGCGCTTCTACGGCCGGCGACCATCCTGGGCAAAGTGCCGGGGTTCCGGCAGGTGCCTTTCAACGTGACGATCGCCAGCCAGACCGGCGGCGGCACGTATCAATGGGTCGGGCAAGGGGCGCCGAAGCCCGTCGGGAAGCTGCAGTTCGGATCGGTCTCGCTGACGATCACGAAGTGCGCCGGGATCATCGTGATCACGCTCGAGCTCGCGCGCACATCGACGCCGTCGGCGGAAGCGGTCATCCGGCAGGACATGATCAACGGGATCGCGGCCTTCCTCGACGTCGAATTTACCGATCCGAGTAAGGCGCCCGTGGCCGGCGTCTCGCCGGGCTCGGTGACGAATGGCGTCACCCCGATCACGACCGCGGGCCCGACGCCGGCCAACGCGCGCACCGACATTCAAGCCCTCGCGGCGGCGATGTCGGCCGCCGGGATTCCGATCGGCGGCGCCGTGCTCCTGATGTCGACGACGAATGCGCTAGCGCTCTCGAACGCGCTCAACGCCCTCGGGCAACCGCTGTTTCCCTCGCTGAGTCTCAACGGCGGGACCGTCATGGGCGGCATCACGGTCATTCCGAGTCAGGCGATGGGCACGACCGTCGCGCTCGTGCAGCCGGACGCCATCCTCTACGCGGATGACGGCGGCGTCACGATCGACGTGTCGCAAGAAGCGTCGGTCCAGATGGACTCGGCGCCCGACAATCCGGCCCTGGCGACGACGGTCATGACGTCGTTCTGGCAAAACAACCTGGTCGGGTTGCGGGCCGAGCGGTTCATCAACTGGAAAAAGGCCCGCGCGGGCTGCGTGCAATACACCGTCGCGACCTACACCGCATGAACCAGATGGACGAGTCAACCATCCCGCCGCGGGTCACGATGGCCGTGATCCGCGACGGGTTTTTCGATGGCACCTGGCGCGTGGTCGGCGACCCGATCGACGTCGACGCGTCGATGGTCGAGACGCTCGAGCAAGCCGGCTTTGCGCGGCGGCACGTCGCCCCGGCGCCGCGGGAGACAGGGAGAAAAGCACATGGTCGCTGAGGCACACGGGACACGCCACCACGGCCGCGCCGCGGGCGATGACCGGCTCCGGCCTGACACGCAGGCGGAGGACTCGGTGGACGTGACCGCACGGGTCTACCACACGGAAAACGAGAACATCCATCTCGAAGGCGAGACGTACGCCGTGACCGATCGCGCGTTGGCGGAAACGCTGCGCGGGATCGGCTTCGTCTCGATTGCGGGCTGGACGGACACACCGCCCGCGGCCCCCACGATTACGACCCTGACGCCCTCGACCGCGCTGGCCGGGACGGCGAGTGTCCCCGTCGTGGTCGCTGGGACCGGCTTCAGCCCTGACAGCGTCATCGTGTGGGATGGCGCCGACCTGCCGACGACGGTGGACTCCGAGACCTCGGCCTCGGCGACGGCGGATCTGACGGCGGCCGGCGCGGGCGTGATCCCCGTCGCGGTGCGCGCGGGCGGCGTCCTCTCGGCCCCACAGTCCTTCACGGTGACCGCGGCCCGGCGGCGATGACCTTCGGCGTCACGCTGCTCGGCCGGCGCGTCGAGGTCACGGCGAAGACCTACGCGGCGCCGTACAGCCCGGGCGCGACGAGTGGCGGCGGGTGGTTTCCCCTCGTGGTGCGCGAGCCGTATACCGGCGCCTGGCAAGTCAACGTCGAGGCCCGCCGCGACCAGGTCGTCGCGTATGCGCCGGTGTTTGCGTGCGTCACGCTCATCGCGCAGGACATCGGCAAGTTGACGTTGCGCCTGGTCGAAGAGAACGCCGATGGCGTGTGGGAAGAGGCGAGCTCGCCCGCGTTCAGCCCAGTGCTCCGCAAGCCGAATCGGTATCAGACCACGCCGAAATTCGTCGAGCAGTGGATCACGTCGAAATTGATGTGGGGCAACGCCTACATCTTGAAAGAGCGCGATGCGCGTGGCGTCGTCGTCGCTCTCTATGTGCTCGACCCGATGCGCGTGACCACGCTGATCGCGCCCGATGGCGGCGTGTACTACCGACTGCAGCGGGACAACTTGAGCGGCGAGCTGGTGGACATCCCGGACCCCTTCATTGTGCCGGCCTCCGAGATCATCCACGACCGGATGGTGTGCTTATTCCATCCCCTGGTCGGAATGTCGCCGATCTATGCGTGCGCGTCGGCGGCGATGCAAGGCTTGGCGATTCAGCAACAGTCCGGCGCGTTCTTCACGAACGGCGCGCGCCCGAGCGGGTTGATCACGGCGCCGGCCGGCATGACCCAGGAACAACTCACGCAAGCGAAGACCGACTGGAATGCCTTTAACGGGGCCGCCAACGCCGGCAAGGTCGCCGTCATCACGGCCGACATCAAATACACGCAATTAACCATGAACGCGGTGGATGCCGAGCTGATCGCGCAACTGGGCTGGACGGCCGCGAACATCTGCAGCGTCTTTCACGTGCCGGCCTGGATGATCGGCGCGGCCGAAATCCCCCGGGGCGTGCAACTCGACGCGATGACGCAGCTCTATTACTCGCAGGCCATCCAAGCGTTGACGACCAACTTTGAGACCGTGCTCGATGACGGCCTCGGCCTGGCCGGGACGGACTATGGGACCGAATTCGACATCGACGATCTGATTTGGATGGACACGGCGACGAAGACGAAAGCCGCGGCCGATGCGATCGGCGCCGGCGCGATGTCGCCGGATGAAGCGCGCCTGCGGTACTTCGGCCTCGGCCCGGTCGAGGGCGGCGATACGCCGTACATGCAGCAGCAGATGTTCAGCCTCAAGGCGCTCGCCCAGCGCGACGCGGCGGATCCGTTCAGCGCACCGGAGCCGGCGCCGATGGCGGCGCCCGCCTTGCCGCCGGGACAGTTGTCGATGCTGGTGACCGACCTCCTCACGAAGGCGCTGGCCGCATGACCCCCGAGGACCTCGCGGCCCTCGTCAACGGGATGACCCCCGTCATTCGCGACTATGTCGCGCGCATGGTCGGCCCGCTCGCGCACCGGATGACCGTCGCCGAAACCCAACTCGCTGCGGTCGTCTCGCAGACGACCGCCGTCGGCCCCTTGCGGGAACGCGTGGCCGTGCTCGAGACGCTGGCGCCCGTGCCCGGCCCGCCAGGACCCGCCGGCCGCGATGGCGACCACGGGATCGATGGCCTCGGCTTCGAGGACCTCAGTGTCACGCAACGCGACGAGCGGTCCTTCGTAATTACGGCGGCCCAAGGTGCGCGCGTCAAGGAAATCGGGACGGCGTCGTTCCCGGTCGCGCTCTACCGCGGCGTGTGGACCGAGGGGAAGACGTACGACCCCGGCGACAGCGTTACCTGGAGCGGGTCGGAGTGGCACTGCCAGACGACGACCGCGACGAAACCGGGCGACGGCTCGAAGGCCTGGACGCTCAAGGTCAAGCGCGGGCGCGATGGCAAAGACGGGAAGGACGGCGGCCCCGGTCCGCAAGGCCCGGCCGGCCGCGACTGGCAACAAGTCTTTGACGACAACCGGCGGCGGTGATCCGTGGCCATGTTTGTCACGCTCGACCAGGCGAAGCAGCGATTGCGGATCACGACGACCGATGAGGACGTCGATACCCAACTCCTTGTGGATCAGGCCGAGGCGCACATCCTGAACTGGTGCTCAGTCACGGCGGCCTCGAGGGCCATCGTGGCGGCCTGGACCCCGGCGACCGTCCCGCCCGTCGTCGTCGCCGCGATCCTGGTGCAAGTGGGCGAGCTCGATCGGTTCCGCGGGGATGACCTCGACCCGCCGCCGCGACCCGACACCGACGCCGGCCCAAGTGTCCTCGTGCGCGAGCTCCTGCGCGCCTATCACGACGTGGCGATGGCATGAAGGGCACGCCAGGCGCCGGGTCGTATCGCACCGTGGTGACCGTCCAGGTCCCGGCTGCGGGCACGCCAGACGGCGACGGCGGGTATACCCCGGCGTGGCAGGACGCCGATCCGCCGACCTGGTCGGTCAGCCTGACGGCGGCGCCCGGGCGACGGGGCGGGGGCGGCGAGATGGGAGAAGCGGGCACGGTGATCGCGACCCAGACGCATCTGGCGCGCGGACGGTATCGGGCTGACGTCACGACCGCCGTCCGTCTCGCGCTGGCGGCGCGGGTGTTCAACGTGATCACGGTCCGGGACCTCGACGAACACCATCGGACGCTCGAGCTCGTGTGTGCGGAGGTGGTCGCATGAGCAACACCTTCACGTTCACCGGCCTGGATGAATTGCGCGAGGCGTTGCGGACCTTACCGGCCGAGCTCGCGGGCGAAGGCGGCGCGGATGTCGCCGCGGCGGCGCAAGGGGCCGAGGCTGAGATCCGTGAGGAGTACGACGCGCATCGGCACTCGGGCAATCTGGCGCGGGGCCTGTCCGTACAGGTGACGGCGAATCCCTTCGGGGCCCTCGCCCGGGTCAAGAACACCGCGTTCCATGCCTGGATTTTCGAGAACGGGACGCAGGCGCGGCATTGGAAGGGCGGGAAGAGCACCGGCGCGATGTGGGGCGCGACCGCGCAGCCGCCCAAGCACGTGTTTGTCCGCACCGTGATGAAGCGCCGCAAGCAGATGTACGAACAACTGCGGGCCCTGCTCGAGCGGCAAGGCCTGGAGGTCACCGGGGAGCCATGAGCCCGATCACCGTGCCCGATTCGAGTGCCATTGACAACGCCGTGGTCGGCGTGCTCTTGGCGGATGCGACGCTCGCGAGCCTGATGCCCGACGGCGTGTACTTCGGCGTCGCGAAAGCGAAGGCGACCCGCTTCGTGATCGTGTCCCTCGTGACCGCTGACGATGAACCGGTGTTTGGCCGCCGCGGCTATGAGGACGTGGTCTACATGATCAAGGCGGTCGCGCTCGAACGGACGGGCGCCGACGTCAAGGCCGCGGCGCATCGCATCGATCAACTACTCGAAGATCAACCGCTCACGATTCCCGGCTATGTCCACATGGGGACGTGTCGAGAAGGGCGCTTTCGTTATCCCGAAGTGGACGAAGTGGACGACACGATTCGCTGGCAACACCGCGGCGGCAACTATCGCGTGCAAGCCTCGATTCCTGGGGCGTAACGGGGACATCGAACAGAAAGCAGGGTAGACACGTGGCGATTCTTACGGGACGGTACGGCAAGGTGAGTTACGACGCGGCGGGCACCACGCCGGTCGAAGTCATCTCCCTCAACACCTGGAAGGCCAGTTTCAAGAACACCTACGAAGACGTGACGTGCTTCGGGGACGACAACCTGGTGTATGTGCCGGGTCTCCCCGACGTCAGCGGCTCGCTCGGCGGGTTCTGGAACAGCGCCGAAACCACCATCTTTGAAGCGACCAAGGCGCCCGTGCCCGGGCTCCTCGAGCTCGCGCCCAACACCACCGAGGCCCTCTTCAAGTGGTCTGGCCTCGCCTATCTCGACGCCGACATCGACTGCTCGGTCAAAGGCGCCCCGAAGATTACCTCGACGTTCAAGGCCGGCGGGCCGTGGACGATGGCTGTCGGCCCCTGATCGGCCCGCGCCATGTTCGACCAGCTGCGGATCCATGGGACCGCGGCGTCGATCTTGTGGGGCTATCGCGCGGCGGTCACGCTCAAGACGTGGTCGATCGTGCGCGTCAAGGGGCAATGGACGCTCTCCGCGACGATCGAGCGGTGTGAGCCGTTCATGGCGCGGCAGCGCCCGCTCCTCTTCACGGCCCCGCGCGACGGCGCCCGTGACGGTATGTGGGCGTGGGGCGTGCAGTCGATCCAGATCGGCGGGTCGTCCCTCATCGCGCAGTTAGGGCCACCGGAACACTAGGGGAGGTCGAGGTATGGGGCGGTGTCGCTTCGTGCAGCCGGAGACCGAACGGCTGACGCTCTCAGACGGGGAGTGGATCGAGGTCAAGCGCGAGCTCAACGCGGGCGAGCAACGCCACGCCCAGGCGGGCTATTACAAAGACATCCGCGCCGGCGAGCGGGCGCGGATCGATTACGAGCAATACGGCAAAACCCGGATGGTGGCGTACATCACGAGCTGGTCGTTTCTCGGGTTCGACGGGCGCCCCGAGCCCTTCGACGAGAGCGCGCTGAATCAGCTCGACATGGACACCTTCCAAGAAATCGACAATGCCCTCGACGCGCACGAAGCGCGGATCACCGCGCGCCGCGAGGCCCGAAAAAACGGCCAGGATGGCGCGAAGACATCGCCAGCGATCTCGCCATCGCCTTACGCTGCGGCTGGCGTGTCGAGTGGGTCCGCGACTTGAGCCAGGACGATTACGAGGTCCTGGTCGAGATGTTGACCGAGCAACAACGCGAGCGCGAGTAACCGCATGGCCCAACTGACCGGCATTTTCAACGCCGATTTCACGTCCTTCACGAAGGCCTGCGAGCAAGCCGAAGTGTCGCTCAAGGGGTTTGAAACCGGCGCCGGGAAAACGGCGGTCGCGATCGATAAGATCGCCGATTCCCTCTCGGGACAGAAGATCGTGCAGCAGGCGATCATGGCGACGACGGCGATCGAACAGATTGGCGGCGCCGCGATGCTCACCACCGATGAACTGCTCAAGATGGGCGGGATTGCGCAGCAAGCGGTCGACAAATTGACCGCGATCGGCGAGACGGTCCCGCCGCAAGTGCAGAACCTGGCCGACCGGGCGCGCGGCGCCTCTGAAGAACTGTTGCGCCTGAAGGACGGAGCCGACGCCACGGGCACGGCGTTCAGTCAGTGGGCGACCAAGTTCGATCTAAAGACCGCGATTGAAAATCCCATCGGCACCGCCAAGGCCGGCGTGCTCGCGTTCGCTGAAACCCTCGGGCCGACCGGCGTCGCCATCGGCGGCGTGGTCACCGTGGCGAGTCTGCTGGGGGGCGAGTTGATCTCCCTGGCCCACGACGCCGACGAAGTCGGCCTCCAGATTGGCAAGCTGTCGCGCCAGTTCAATATCCCAGTGGAAGCGATGTCTGACCTCCGGTTCGCGATTGTGGCGACCGGCGGGGATTTCGGGGCGTTCGGTGACTCGCTGTTTATGTTCCAAAAGCGGCTCGAAGAAAACAGCGATGCCGTCTCGAAAGGCCTCGAGAAGATCGGGCTGTCCCTGCAAACGATTCAAGGGCTCCAGGGCGACCAGCAAATCCTGGCCATCAGTGACGCGATGCGACAGAACGCGGCGTCCACGAACCTGTCCGCCGTGGCCTTCGATTTGTTCGGGCGGCAAGGCCGCGAGATGTTGCCCACACTGCTCAAACCGCTGTCCGATCTCAACGCCAAAAGTCAGGAGCTCGGGGATACGTGGTCCACGGCCGATGTCGATGCGTCGCGGGCCTTCCGCGCGGAAATGAACCTGATGAAGGCCGAAACGGAGGAGGCCTGGAACCGCGTCGGGCAGTCGGCGTCTGGGTTTACCCACGACATGGATTTGGTCTATCAGTCCACGAAGCTCGGCGTGGCCCAACTCACGGACATGGCGATCAATGCGCTGCCGGCGGCCGGCGCCTGGTTCGGCCGACTGACGGGACTCGTCGGCGATCTCGACCTCAAGACCGAATCGGCAGCGGCCACGCAGGACGTCTACAACCGGCTGCTGGACGACGCCGCTAAGGCCGGGAAGTCGGACGCCGACGCGACCGAGGAGGCCGCCAAAGGGCTCTTGTCGATGGGGTACTCCCTAAAAAATGTCGCCGAGGCGACGGGGTTATCCATCGACAAGATCCGAGAACTCAACGGCGTGGTCGCCGCGGCGACCACGGCCGCGAACAATTACAACGCGGCCTGGGACCGGCTCACCAAGCTGGAACAGGAGGGCGTCCCGACCCTCCAGGGCATCAGCCAGTCCACCCTTGATTACGCGCTGCACTTGCAGGACCTGCACGCGAAGGTCACCGACATCACCGTCGCGACCGGCCTGAGCGCCGAGCAACAAAAGCTCTTGACGAAGGCGCACCAGGACGGCCAGGCCGCGGCGGATAAGTACGCCGCCGCGTGGACCGAACTCAATTCAACGGGGAAGTCCTATGCCGACACCGTCGCGCTGATCAACCCGAAGATCGTCGAGCAGGCCGAGTACTACCTGAAGGCGGGCAATTCGATTGCGACGGTCGCGGCGGCGTTTCCCCAACTGTCGGCCGCGCAAGCGAAGGCGCTTGACGAAATGGTGAAGGCGTACGACAAGGCGTACAAAGAGATTCAGAAGATCGAGGAAGGCCACGTCAAGCAGCAGGAGACGAACATCGTCGGGTTGAGCAAGGCGGAGAATGACCAGACCCAGGGGAGGATCGACGCCGAAAAGAAGGCGGCCAGCCAGATCGAGCAGTTGTATGCGAAGCAGCACGACGACGCGATGAAAAGCTCGCTCGACGCGGCGTCGTATCAGATCGCGAAGATTTACGAGGTGGCCGACGCGAACGTCGCGGCGATGCAGAAGTCGGGCGCGACCTCACAGCAGATCGCCGACTTCACGCGGCTGACCTACGCCGCAGCCGATCTCGCGGCCAGCCAGGTGGAATACAAAGCCGACGAAGTCCTCGACCATGTCACCAAGAAAGCGACCGACTCGATCGCCACGGTGAAAGCCGCCGTGGATCAAATGGAGACGCTGCAGGGCGGCGTGAAGCTGCCGGGCTCGACGACGGAGACCGCCTTTGGGCAGAATTACCTCCTCTCGAAGTCCGGCGCACGCGTCCCGCTTGGGCCGCATGGTGAACTGCCGAAAAATTGGGACGATCTCTATTCGGGCAAATCGTCGTTTCCGCAGTTTGCCGGCGGCGTGCAGAACTTCAGCGGCGGCCTGGCGATCGTCGGCGAGAAGGGCCCGGAGCTCGTCAACCTGCCGGCGGGGAGTGACGTCATTCCCGGCGGCGTTGGCGGGACAAGTGTCACGAACCATATCTATGTGAACGGCACCGCGGCCGACGTGGCCCGCCAGGTTGCCGCCGAGATCATGAAGTCGCTGAAGTCCACGCAGCAGCTCACGCTCCGGTAACATGCCGACGCCCAACGCCCTGCTGAATGTCGGCCGGCTGAATAACTTCCGGCTGAACGCGCTCGATCCGGTGCTGGTCACCATCCGGCGCACCCAAGGCCGGATCCTGCTCAACGGCGTCGACGTGCGCGGCCGGGTGCGGGTGAAGTCCGTCGCAATTCGTGACTCGATCAACGACAGTCCGGATAGTGCGAGTTTCACCATCGAAGGGCCGGCGCAGTCGCCCTATACCGGGGCCGTGCTCGCCGATGCGCCGATCGCCTACTGGCGCCTGGGGGACGTCGGGATGACCGCGTTCGACCAGACCGGCCACGGGCACACGGGCACCGTGATCGGGGCGGTCACCCTCAATCAGCCGGGGGCCGTGAGCGACGGCGATCGCGCGATGCACTTTCCCGGCGTGGTCGGGGCGCGGGTGGAAGTCGCCGCCGCGGCCGAGCTCGCCCTCACGGCCGCGGTCACGGTCGAGGCCTGGGTGAAAACCGATCTTGCGAGTCAACAAGGGGGCATCCTCGAGAAGACCATCGGCGGGGCGGGCTCGACCAGCTATCTGCTGTATCAAAGTTATGCCTCGTGGGTCTTCGCGCTCGTGATCGGCCCGACGTTCGTCCAAGTGACCGTCCCCGTGGAGTCGGCCGATGTCGGCCACTGGGTCCATCTCGTTGGCGGCTGGTATAACGGCGCCGGGCAGCTCTGGCTGTACAAGAACGGTGTTGTCGCTGGGACCGCGCCGGTCGCCGCGGGGCCGCTCCAGGCGGGCGCGGGCGTCCTCGAGCTCGGCCATCTCGGGAGTAACACTTTTCCATTCACCGGCACGATCGACGAGGTCGCGGTCTATCCCTATTTGAGCGCCGATCGCATTGCGGCGCACTACGCCGATGGCCTCGCGGTCGCGGCCCCGACCGTCGCGCAGGAGGTGCGGATCAGCATCGGGGTCGAGGATCCGGTCCTCCTCTTCAATGGGGCCGTGACGCAGGTCGATCTCAGTTACGAAGGCCGCGCCTATACGCCAATCTTTCATTGCACCGCGACCGATGACACCGCCCGGGCCAATCGGCGCCGCCCCTTCGGGCAGTGGATGAATGTCTCGGCGACGGTTGTCGCGCAAGCCCTGATCGCGCAGTTCGTCCCCGGGTTCGGATCGGCCTTCGTGCAACCCGGCCTCCCGCCGGTCACCGTCCTCTTCGATGGGTCCGAGGGGATGAATCGGTGCCTCACCCAGGTCACGAACCTCATTGGTGGCTACTGGTATTTCAGCGATGGGGAATTGCATCTGTTTCAGACGGAGCACACGGACCCGCCCGATCCGATCGATGCCACGCACCGCTTTCTCGCCGATCCCCGCGTGACCGACAGCGTCGAGATGTCGCAAGTCCGGACCCGCGTCTACGGCCGCGGGCACGGCGAGGCGCTCTTGAGTGCGGTGCTCCCCGGCGAATCCCTCATCCCGATCGCCGATGCGACGATGTTCAACCCCGCCGGCGGCCACGCGACGGCGCTCACCCAGATCCTGACCTACACCGGCTGTGTGCTGGGCGGCGACGGGACCTTTGTCGGGCCGAGTGTGACGCCCGCCCATGCGCCGGCTCCGACGGCGGCGGCCGGCGCGGGCGCGCTGACGGCCGGCGTGTACGGGTATAGCTATACCTTCATCACCGCGAACGGCGAGACGGTGTCCGGGCCGCGCGCCGACTGCCCGCTCGCCACGATGGGCGCCCCGACGGACGCGCCCACCTTCGGGCCGGACTTCTTCCAACTCGTCGGCCTGGCGGTGGGGGTGTATGGGTATTGCGTCACGTTTCTCACGGTGGCCGGGGAATCGACGCCGGGCCCGAGTCTCGTCGGCACCGCGACGCCCGCGCCGGATCTGCCGGGCCCGATCCCGGGGGTCCCGTACTATTCCAACGGGGCCGGCCTCGAGGCGGGCACCTACGAGTATGTCCTGACGTACCGGACCGGGCCCAATCTCGCCGGCATGACCACCCTGGCCGGGCCGTCCATTACGATCGACGCGGGCCCGCGCGTGGTGCCCCTGACCGTGCCGACGTCCCCGGCGGGGTGGCCCTTCGACGGCGTCATTCGCGATATTTTCCGGCGCAAGAACGGCACGGGCTCGTATCTGATGGTGACGTCGATCAGTAGCCCGACGCAGACGTACCACTACGATGCGCTCCCCACCGGGGCGCTCTCGACGCTGACCCCGCCCCCCCTCCCCACCTATGTCCGGTGCTTTACGCTCGTCACGATCCCGCTTGGCCCGCCCGGGGTGACGGGCCGGAAGCTGTACCGCACGGGCGCCAATGGGAGTGCCTTCCTCCTGCTGGCGACGATCGCCGACAACAGCACGACGGGAATCACCGACGCGGCCCCGGATAGCAGTCTTGGCGCGCCCCCCCCGAGCACCAACACGACGCGGCCCTCGCAGATCGTCGTCAGTCAGATTGCGATCGGGCCGGCCGGCGTGACGGCCCGGAAGGTGTATCGCACCGCCGTCGACGGGGCGCAACTCCGGCTACTGGCCACGCTCGCCAATAACAGCAGCACGAGCTACGTCGACACGCTCAGTGATGCGACGCTCGGGGCCAATGTGCCGACCGGCGACACCTCCGGGCTCACCCAACCCAATGGGCAGGTCAACGCCGGGGCCGTCTCGATGCCGGTCGCGAGCGCGGCGCCCTTTGTCCCCACCGGCGGCTGGGCGACGGTCGGCGTCCAAGTGATTCGCTATACGGGGATCGCCGGGAACAGTTTGACCGGCATTCCCGCCAGCGGGATCGGCGCATTGGTCGCGTCCGTCCGCTTTGGGGAGCATCTATGGGCGGCCCCGATGCTGACGGGCGTCACCGTCCCCGGCGGCGCCCTCCTCGCGCCCGTCGATACCGTGATCTACATCTGGATTCAACGCGACGATGCGGCCGCCCAGGCGGCGATGGCGCGGCTCGACGGCGGCGACGGGATCTATGAATACCTCGTCCAGGATGAACGCCGCGGGGAACCCTCGTTGACGGCGATCTGCGATGCCCATCTGACGATGTATAAGGCGCCGATTCAAACCGTGACCTACGCCACGCGCGACCTGAAGACGAAGAGCGGGAAACCCGTCACGATCGACCTCGCGTCCCCGCCGATCCTCGGGTCGTTCGTGATCCAGGACGTGGCCATTGACCAGTTCGACATCGCCCCCGGCCTCGCGCCGCGGTTCGTCGTGACCGCGAGCACGGTGCGGTTCTCGTTCGAAGACTTGCTCCGGCAACTCGCGGGCACCTTGGAGAGCGCATGAGTATCGACCGCACGAATTACAACGCGCTCGTCGACGACGACGGGAGCAATACCGTCGGGTCGATCTGGAACAAGCAAGCCATCAAGAACGTGCTGCTCGATCCGATGGACGCGGCCCTGCTCGCCGCGATGGGGACGTGGATCGACATCCCCTTCAGCGCCGCGAATTTTGGCGCGACAGGCGGCACGTGGACCGTGAGTAGCGGGAACGTGACCCGATTCAGTTACGCGCTCATCGGGAAGACGGCCCTGGTCCAACTCTTTATCGGCGGCGGCAGTGTCGTCGGCGGCACGCCCAGCTCGCTCAATCTCGTGATGCCCTTCACGATCGCGGCCGGGCAGAGCGGCCCCGTCTACTTCTACGTGGCCCCAGACTATGGGTGGGGCATCTATGAACAGCCGACGGCGGATACATATATGCGGCTTAAGCGCGATAGCTTCAATACGCCGTTTGCGGCGGCGAGCGGCGCCGCGTTCCGCTTCTCGGCCGTGGTGCAGATTCTGTAGGAAGGACGCGACCCGTATGGCCAAACCGTTTCCGCCGCAAGGCCAGCAAACGCAGCACAACGAGCGCCCGCTCAAGGTCTACGCCGAGCAATCGGTGCTCGGGGCCCCGCTCCCGATTGGCGCCGTGGTGATGCCCGAGCTGGGGGATGACCTGCCGCGCGTCATCACGGACACCAAGGCCTACGTCCTGCACGACACCGAGTGGGTGATTTCCAACCGCTACACGGGCCGGCCGATCGAAGTGATCTCGGACGACGAATTTACGGAGCGGTTCGGCGGATAGAGAGGGAGCACAGCATCATGTCTTTTCCGTACTACGACGAAGTGGTCCGCGCGCACGCCGAGCTCGTGGACGAGGGGCTCATCAAGCACCGCGACATCCCCGAGGAAGTCGAGCAGGATAAAGGGTTGTTGACGCGCCGGGCCGGGTACTACGTCTGCGCGTTGCACGATCCGACGATCGGCCTACTCGAGAAGACCACCGGCAACAACTCGCTTGGGTATTCCGTCGATCTGCTGCTGCGGCGGCTCGATGGCACCTTCTGGGACGTCGCGACGGATTCAGGAGGGAACGCGATCCCGCTCAACGGCGGCCCCTCGGGGCCGGATCCGGAGCTCATCCCGCGCTGGCGCAAGCCCACCGCGGAGCTCGCGCAGGTCACACCGGACGACGCCGGTCAGGACCTCACGAGCCTCGCGCCGCCGTACAACGAGGAGTATTCCGTGGCGTTCGGGACGGCCTGTAACGAGACCTACACCGAGAGTGGCGCCACGCCAGACGGCGGCATGATCGCGGTGCACAGCATGCGCTGTGCGTACGATTTTTATGTCGCCGGCCTGCCGTGGGACGAGTGCTACGTCAAGCACGTGGACGCGTTCAGGAAAGAGTACGGCTTGCCGCCGCTCGGGGCCGCCGGCGCCGTGGCGCGCGCGCTGTAGCCTCGTCCTCTCGAATCTTCTGCACAATGATGGCCGCCAGTGCGTCCACGACGACCATCCGCTCGCGCTCGTCGTCGGTGATCCGATCCCAGAGCGTCATTCGCGTGGCTCCTGCGCGTCACGCGCCCGACGCTGCAGGGCGTCCACGTAGGCCACGAGCGCCACGTAGACGTCGAATTCCAACACGATTCGATTCGTGACGGTGATCCCGTTCTCGGTCGTCAGTTCCAGCCAGCAGAACTCCGGGTCCCACCGGACGTACACGCCGTCGCCGACGTAGGTCTTGGTCATCCGCGCATACTTCTATCCGAGTTCCGTGTGGCTTTCGTGTGGCTTTTTGTGTGGCTGGAGTAAAAAAGTGACTCGCGGTTTTATTAGGAAAATCGCGGTTTTTTGTGGTGACTCCAAGAATCGCCTGATTTCCCTGATCGCGCAAAACATTGAGCAAATCCGCTAAAAAGTGACTTGTCTGCGGCATTACTGGCAGGACTGCAAAACCTCCACCCCCGGTTCAAATCCGGGCGGCGCCTCCAAATTTGCTAGCATTTTCATGAGTCTCAGTGGGCGGATGCCCTGAAATAGGGCGTTGTGTGGCTGGTTGTGTGGCTTTCGCTTTTAGTTTCGCCATGTTCGCCACCTGGCCGTCCAGCTTCGTTCTGGCCTCGAGGAGATCACCGGGACTCACGATGTTGTAGCGCTCGAACACCGATCGCGTCAGGTGCCCGGCGAGCTGCATGGCGACGCGTTCAGGCACGGCGTTCCGCACCATGTTCCGCACGGCCGTGCGCCGGAAGTCATGCGGGATTCGCCCCGGACAACCGGCGGCCGTGCACGCCGCCGCCCAGGCTTTATTGAACCGGATGATCTTCTTCGGATACTTCCGCCCGCCCCGGCCTTTCGCGACCAATCGAAAGAACACCCAGGGACAGACGTAGCCGGCGGCCGCCGCCGCCTCGCGGGCGGTCTGGCGCTCGAGGAGCAGGGCGCGCAGCTCGTTGGTCAACGGGAAGACCCGCGGTTCGCCGTTTTTGGTTTCCCCGGGATCAAGCCGGATTTCGTTGGCGTCGAAATCGACGTGCCGCCATTCGCGCGTCAGCACCTCGCTGTCGATGCGCCACCCCGTCAAGTACGCGAACAACACGACGGGTTGCAGGGCCTCCGGCAGGTGCTGGTACACGCTCTCGAAGGTCGCGCGTTCGAAGAACCCCGCCCGCGCGTTCCGCTCGCGCAGATGGGGGATATGCGGCCGATACAGGAGCTTGCCCGCCTGCATGGCGAGCACGAACATCCGCCGCACGATGGCGAGCTCGCGGTTGACGCTGGCGGCTGAGGCGCCCGCCTCGCGCCGGGCGGTGGCATACAGCGCGAAGGCCTCCGGGGGAATGTCGGCGAGCCGCAGACCGTCGAAGACGGGGGCCAGGTGCAGCCGAATCCTGCGCTCTTGATTGACCCACGACGTCTGATCGTTGTTGGCGTAGTCCGCGCGCAGCAGATCGACGGCGTCTTCCCAGCGGATCTTCCCGACGCCGGCGGCGACAGGCAGGCCCCGGTCCCGATCTGCGCGGCGATCTTGGCGGCGGCGGGGGCGTGGTGGAATCGCTGCGCGTGGGCGAAGTCTTCCTCTTCCAGGTCACGCAACCGCTCATCGTCCGCGGCGATCGGTGCTTCGCCTTTCAACGCATGCGCCGTGGTCCCGAGCACTCTCGCGATCTTCTCGAGCGTCTCGTCCGTCGGATTCTGGCGACCCCCTTCCAGCGCGCGTAACGTCGATCGCGTAATCCCCAGCGCCCGCGCAAAGGCGGCGCGCGTCGGATATTTCTGATGGTGTTTGAGCCGCTGTTCTACCAAGGCTCTGGCGAAGTCGGCGAGACGGTCGGGATTCATCGCCCCATTGTTCAGCCCACGTTGATATTGGTCAACGTGGGTTAGGGCGGCTTTTCGGCCAGTTTCAGCAGCGAGCAATAGTCTATCCAAATTGAGCACCCACCACGAATAGTGATGTTGAAGTATTGCATAGGCACTTGACAACGGGCAAGCGGCTAACCATAATGCGCAGACGGTTAACCACATCAGGTAGGTGTTTACCTGCCGCCGGGACTGCGGTTCAGTGGAACGAACGGCTAGCCAAAATGGAACTCCGCACAGCTCGTCGCATTGCTCGCCTAACGCAACTGGAGCTCGCGAAGCTCGTCGGCGTTGACGATTCGTTCATCTCGCTACTCGAGAGCGGCAAGCGAGACATCCGCACGACGGACTACGCGACCGTCGTGCGACTCGCGCGGGCGCTCAACGTCACCCCGGATGAGTTGTTCCCGATTGAGGATGACGATCCCGCCTCGCCGGCGCCGACTGGGGCGAAGACGGCATGAGCAAAACGACCTGGCGGCTCGATGACGAGGCCCAACAGGCCGCGCTCGTGCGCGCCAAGGCCGGTCTCCTACTCGGGCCGGCCGATATGGGCGCGATTCTCCAGTGGGGCAATTCTCGCTTTGCCGCCGCCCAGGCCGCCGGAGAGCTCGATCGGTTCAAAGTCAAGAACCCGATCGGTAAGCACTGCTTCTCCGGCACGCTCGTCTGGCGCTACGTGCAAGGCGAGCCCGTCGAGCAATCCGCCTTCAGTCCCAAGCGGGCGGCGCGATGACGCTGACCTGGTGGCGGACGTGGATCGGGCGCTGGCGCGCGTGGCGAACGGCGCGCTTCGAGCGGGACGTGATCAGCGATCTGCAGGTCTCGGAGGAATGGCAACGCCGGTTCTCGCGTCGAGGGGGCGGCCTCCGATGACGACGCTGCGGACCTTACGCACGCGGCGCGGCTGGACGCAGGACGACCTGTGTCAGCGCAGCCGGATCCCGCAGCACACCATCTCGCGCCTGGAACGCGACCGATCCGCCCGGCCGAGATTCCAGACCGTCCTGGCACTCGCGAAGGCCTTCAAGATCGATCCGCTGTCGATTCAATTCGGGCCGCCGCGGCGCAAGACGCGCGCGGCGTCAGTCAACGGGGGAGCTCGATGACGTTTGCCGAGGCGATGCGCAACCGGCGCCAGGACGATGGCCGAACGACGGTCACCGTCGAGTGCACCTGGTGTGCCTATCGCTGGCAGATGACGACCGACGCCGAGCGTCCCCAGGAGATCGCGACGTTTCTGGGGGCGCGCGTCGCGGAACATCTGGCCAATCAGCATCCAGAGCGGATCCCCTCATGACGCATGTGCCGAGGAGCGTCTATGAGTACGGCGACCCCGTGGCCGAGCAGATCGCGCGGGAAGAACGCCGCGATCACCTCTGGGCGCAGGCCCGCGGGGAGCGCCTCGCGGCCCTGACGCGGCAGATCCTCACCGCGCTCGATGGGCACGGGTTACTCGTCGACGGCGACCGCGCGACGCCGATCGTGTTTTCCGTCCTCGCGGATGCCCTCGAGGGGAATCGCGCGATCGATCTCCCGCGAGGCGGCCTCACGAAGGCCGGAGGCGACGTCTGATGCCGACCAGTTCACAGGTCCTCTGTGGCTGCGGCCGCTTCATGCGCGTGAAGCAGAACAGCGTGACGGTCGAGGAGCTGCTCGAGAGCGGTGCCCCGTACAAATTGTTTGACGCCGATCTGTGGGAGTGCGTCGAATGCGGCGTCGAGATCATCACCGGCTTTGCCGCGCGCCCGCTCGCCGAACACTGGCAGCCGGACTACCCGGCGATTCGGGCCCGGCTCGCCGCCAGAGGCCCGATTTATCCCGGCCGCTGCCGGCCGGCAGGTGACGCATGACGCGCCAGGCCCGATCTCGCCACTGGTGGACGCGCGATCGCTTTCACGCGTGGCTGCTGGCCACCGGCGTCCCCGTGTTTGTCCAGCCGTACGCGGTCGCGCCGTGCACGTGCGGCGATGTCAACTGCCACGGCTGGCGCCTCGTCCCGGCCGATGTAGCCCCTCGAGGCGAATCATGACGCCGACCGCCACGGCGGGGATGATCACAACGCCCGGGATCTACGACCTCCCGGCGGCTCTCTACCACGCCGACTGCTGTCCTGAGCCGTCGCTCTCGTCTTCGATCGCGAAGATGCTCTGCTTCGATTCAGCCGCGCATGCCGCCTACGCGCATCCGCGGCTGAACCCCGCCGCCGTCGATGAGGACGCCGAGCACTTCGACATCGGCACCGCCGCGCACGCGCTGCTCCTCGAGGGCCAGCAGAACATTGCCGTGATCGACGCGAAGGACTGGCGCACGAACGCGGCAAAGGCGGCGCGCGAGGCCGCCAGGGCGAAAGGGAAGACCCCCCTGCTCGCGGCCCGCTGGGCCGACGTGCAAGCGATGGTCGGCGCCGCCCGCGCGCAGCTCGATCGCCACAAGGACGGCGGCGCCGGCATGTTCACCAGCGGGAAGCCCGAGCAGACGCTCGTCTGGCTCGAGCAACTCACCGGCGATCCGCTCGCCAACGTCTGGTGCCGCGCGCGCCTCGACTGGCTGCGGCTCGGCGCCATCGATGACTACAAGTCGACCAGCGCGAGCGCGAATCCCGAGACCTGGACGCGGACCATGTTTCAGGCCGGCTTCGATCTGCAGGCGGCGTGGTACCTCCGCGGCCTGCGGACGCTCACTGGATTCGAGGATGCGATCTTCCGCTACGCCGTCCAGGAAACCTATCCGCCGTACGCGCTGTCGGTGATCGCGCTCGGGCCCGACGCGATGGTGCTCGCCGAGAAAAAGTGTCTCTACGCGCTCGAGGCGTGGCGCACGAGTGTGAAGACGGGGGACTGGGTCGGGTATCCGCGGCGGACGTGCTACGCCGCGCTGCCGATGGCGCACGAAGCCTGGTGGTTGGAACGCGAACAACGTTGACGCCGATACGGGTCGCGGTCAGGCGGGGTCCGACTGGGTTGGGTATGGCAAGGCTTAGGGCAGGTGTGGCCGGCGAGGCGAGCTTTTTCGCGGGAGGCAAGGCTGGGCAAGGCGAACGGTCGAGGTTCGGCAGGCGGGGCATGGCCTGGCCCGATCTGGCGCGTTACGGCCGGGTCCGGCATGGCGTGGCGTGGCGTGGTGAGGTCTGGGTTTCGGACGGGCGAAAACGGTCGCGGCCCCACAAATAACAGCGACCCGGTCGGAACCGGCATGGCGGGTCAACGCCTCGCCGGCTCCTACCACAATCAGGCTCCACTGGAGGGAGTCGTCACATGGCTAAAAAGCAGAATACGACAACACAACGTGAACTAACTGAAATCCTGAAAGTGTCGACGGGCGGATTCGAGGCCTGTTTGGTCGGCCGATACTTCGTCTGTAACCGCGTCAGCGAGAAAGCCAAACGCGAACTCCTGTTTCCAACGCCGCGGACCAACGGGCCCAGGACGACCTTAAAACACATGCCCGTCGAAGAGTTTCGCGCGTCGCCCTATCTCTTGAAGGACCCGAATCAGCCGACGCTGATCGCCATGCTGTCGAGCGCGTTTCACAAATCGATCGCCAACGCGGCCTTCGACATGTCGGCGAAGAAAACGGAGATCTATCGGCGGATGTGGATCGAAGGCGACAAGACCAACATCTACGGCGTGCCCAA